GGCGGTGACGTTGTCCCATCCGCTGCCATAGCGCACGTTGCGGTGATAATGCCCGGAACTTGTCCCGTAGACGAGGAGAACCTGTAAAAGTCTCCAAGATGCCCGGATGCAACATCGCCCTTCCATCGGAACGGGAGCGGGCTGCTTTCAATGGCGACTGATTGGAGGACGATGCCGCGATTGACACTACCCTCGATCAGGATACCGTGACCGTCAGCAGCGGCCTGATCCATTCCGTTGCCTTCTGCGACAACTTGCCCAATCTTTAGGCCCTCAAAGCCGTTGATATACACCCCGATAACGCCAGCTTGTGCCGTGGCGGTCGAGTTGAAGTCACCGTTATAGTCCGCCGAAAGAAGACCAATATCCCAAGCTTGGAAACCACTGTTAGAAACGTCAGTTTTGTTCCAATAGAAGCCGTGGCGATAGCAGCGCCGCGCCGCCCAAACCCCGGCCACCAGACCGTTGACGAACGAGGTCGTAACAATGCGGCAACCGTCGAGGCAGAAGTCGTGTGTCAGGTGGTCAAACGACGCCCACAACAGCTCTGCCGTGACATACAGGCCATATCGCGCCGAGCGCGTGGATACGTTGTTGATGATAAGGTCGGCTACCTTGTAGGTTCCGGTCGTCTTCACCACGGCGATGCCATCGCCAACGCGGCCGACGCCCGCCACGCACATATTCTCGATGACGCAATGGTTCAGGTTAGCGCCCGCAGTGTCTGGATTGATCGTGATGGCTGGCAGCGCCGGGTTGAACGCCTCGATAAGCGTCCCACGCTGATAGGTGAACAGGGTCGGGTCAAACTCACCAACGCCGGTCCCGAACAGGCGGACACCCTGCCGGGGCCAGACAATGTTTGCCTTCGTGTAACCGGGGACCAAAATGTTATCATGGGCGTTCATGGCCGCATGGATAGCCGCCGTGTCATCCGTGACCCCATCGCAGACCGCGCCAAAGTCTTTGATCGAGACGTGATCGCCCAACTTTGCTTGGAGGGTCCGTGCCGTAGCACCAGTTCCAGAGGCGATGGACCCGACAAGACCAGCCCCGGCAGACGCCGCAAGGGCAGACGTACTAACAGCCCCAAGGTTTGCACGTGCTGCCGCCGCGTCCGAAAGATCAGCGAGGTTTTCCGTAGCGATCAGCTTTGTAGCAAGCTCGTTATCAATAGCATCAAACTGCTCAGGCAAGTCTGCAACCGACTCCGCAATGGGCACCAGCGCAGCCTCAGTTACATTTACCCGGTTGCCCATTGCAACGGCAAGAGCAGCAGTAGAAACTTTCAAATCCGCAACGTCCTGCGCTGCGGCGTAACCATTAACTGCCATCCGCAGCCTCCTCAAATAGTGTAACAAAGTCCACGTCTGTTCCGTCAACCGGCTCAGACAGGGCGGGGGTTGTGCTTTCGCTGTATCCAACGACCTGTGTGCTGTAGTTGGGCAGCCTTCCACCAAGAGCGTGCATACGCTGCAAAGTAGAGGGCTTATACAGAAGGTTCACGCCAGCGTTACGGATATCCTCAGCGCGAAGGTCCGCGTAGGCGTCCTTCAAGTCCATGAGGATTTGCTCCACCTTCATGCGGTCGGCGTCAAAGCCGCGCTGGTAGTCCCGCTGAGCGCAAAGCGAGATATACGCCTGTGCTTGCAGCGGGAGGTCCTCGAAAGGAATAAGCCGCAGGACGGTCACCGTGATAGATTTGCCGATAGCGTAGCCCGCCCCCTTGGGGTCATAAAGCCTCCGCCCGCGCTGGACAAGGTGCGTCCACTGGCTAACCGGGTCGATACTGATAGTATCCGCTGGCACGTACACGTAGCCCGTAGACGGGTCCGGTGTTAGCGTAAGGCGCTCGCGGTTAAACCACCAGCCCTTAGCCTGTTCACGGCCATTTGCAACGCGCAGCATACGCCGCGCGGAAGATACGAAGGGATGCTCGTCATCCAGAGAGTTTAGCGGAGTTTCTCCCTGAGACGCCAAGCATTCATTGATAACGTCTAGTTCTGAGATAAACACAGACACTCCTGTTAAACGCGAAAAGAACCCCCGCTAAGCGCGGGGCTCAACGGGGGTTCCATAGGATTACGGCAGGTAGATACCGCCAGCGAACTCGGCGCGGTTCGGGGTCACGCCAAACGACATATGACTATCCACAAAGTGCATCTTGTAGATTTTGTCGTAGAACACGTCGCTTTCCAGCGGGATCGTCTCACCGGCAAGCAGGGCTCGCGGCGAGAAGGCCAGACCTACCAGCTTAGTGAAGTCGCCGTCGTAGGCGTTGCTGTTACCAGCATTGGACAGCAGGTGGCCCGAGATATCGCTGTTCGGGACGTTGTTGGACTGAACCACAGGAGCGCCAAACGCCTTGTAGATCATGCCCTCACGCTCCGTGCCGTCGGCGGTACGATACATACCGTTGACGATTTGCTCAGCATCACGCAGAGCGGCGAAGATAGCCGGGCGGAAAGCCAGCATGATATCGTCGGTGACCCAATCAACATCCTTCTCGGCCATCGCGGTATTAAGCTGCGAAACAGCCCGATACATCTTGGCCGGGTCAGCAGCATCACCCGATGCGGTCAGAGTGATTTGCGAGGCACCAAGGTGGCCGTCCGTACCCGAAGCAACAGCAGCGGTCAGGGCAGCGGTCTTAGCAGCCTGAATGAAGAAGGCTTGGTCGCGGAACTTGGCAATCTTCTTGCCATGCTCTTTACCAATCTCCGAGCGCACATCGAAGCTCTGTTGGAACACGTCCAGCAGGGGCAGAATGTTACGCGCGACGATCAGGGTGTCAACCGTCAGCGAGGTCTTGTTCAGGTCAATGCCACCCGCATCCGGCGCAACGCCGGGGGTAACCTTGTCCAGAGTAGTTTCACCAACCGCGTAGTTATGGATGGTGTTAGTGCCGCGAACCGAGCGCATGGGGATCATGCCGCTCAGAACGGACTTACGTTCGATAGTACCCTCAACGACACCAGCGTACTCGCTGATAGCCAGAGCCATCGTATCGCCAGCAGAGTTAATCTGGTTGGGATACGTGACTGGAGCCATTACGTCGTCAGAGTTAGGAAACAGGCCAATAGCCATTAGTTCGTTCTCCTAGTGCGCTTCTTATTTGCCGTAGGCAAGGGCGCGTTGTTGAAGTTGTTTGTATTCAGGATCGCCACGATCCACAGCACCCGGTTTGCGGGCGTTGAGTTCGGAGACGGCGGCTCCGTATTCCTTGGGCGAAAGCGGGGACAAGCTGTTCCCACCACCGTCCGCACTAGGAGTAGCCCCCTTAAGCGGATTAGCCGGGTTCACCGTAGTGCCACCAGCAGCCTCGTACATTTGACGAAGCATAAGCGTAGCGGCGCGGGCCTCGACGGGACCGGCAGCAAGCATCTTATTGATCGTCTCGCGTTCCTTAGGGTCCGCGTTGGCTTTGGCCCAACCAGAAATGGCGGTCCAGTTAGCCTCACCGCCCGCCGTCTTGTGAACTGCGGAGGTAATGGAGTTGTTAAGGGTTTCCGAAGCCTTTACATTGCGTTCCCAAGCTTGTTCAGCAAGGGCAATGTGTTGCTCCCATCCAGCGGCCTTGTCGCCAAGGGACGCAAGGTGCGCCTTAATGAAGGAGAAGTCTCCCTCGCCAGCCTTAACCATTGCAGGATGCTCAGGCAGAAGCCCAAGCTTACCAACAAAGCTAAGCGCCATATCCATACCGGGATCGCCGGTGGTGTCATAGACAACGACGCCAGCCTCGTCCGCAACCCCCGTGGGGGCCTCAGGAGCAGGGGCGGCGTCCTCACCGACCTTAGGGGCCTCGACAGGGGCAGGTGCCGGTGCAGGGGCCGCAGGAGCGGGTGCAGGGGCAGCGACAGGGGCCGCTGGTGCAGGAGCGACAGCTACAGCAGGAGCCGCAGCGGGCGCAGCAGCAGGGGAAGGCCCTTGGCCGCTTTGATTACTTACGTCTGTCATTAGCTTCCTTGTGCAGCTTGGTTGATGGCAATGCCTTCTGCGGCATTAGCCCCGGCCTGTGCGGCCATTTGTTCTTGTTGCGCTTGCTGTTGTTGCGCTTGTTCTTGTGCGACCTCGCCCTCGGACTTAACGTACTGGCCCGGATTAATCCGGCGTCCCGTAGCAAAGCCCGTAATCACGTTGTCAATCTTCATACGCGCAAGCACGATGGGATTAATGTTCCCAAGGGCAGCGCAGTCAGCGAGAAACAGTTTCATGTTGTCAAGGTCACCACCGCGACTAAGAGCGTCCATACCCGTAACAATCGAGGGCTCAACGTCCGTGCCGTCAATGTTCATCTTGATGATGGCCATGAGCCAGTAAGCCATAGGCATCTGGAAATCAATGGCTAGGCGAGAGTAGGCCCCGCCAAGGCTCGTCTCAAGCTCTTGGGCTTGCATACGGATTTCCTCGGCAGTAACGCGCTCGGCGTCCCGCGTAATCGCTGAACCAAGCAGGAAGCCCCGCCCGATGCGATTAACGTAGTCACCAGCCACCGCCTGAATGATAGCGAGGTCCGCAGCTTTGCCCGATTGGACAAGGCTAACGTCTCCCGCAACTCCGGGGATAGCAGCGCCGTTCTCACTGTCTCTAAAGTCTTCGACCTTAGTGTGGCCAGCCGGATTAACCAGCCAGCGGAACTCGCTAGAAAGAATGGCAGCTTGGATTTGCGCGGTGCTAAGCATGGACAAGCCAGCAAAGTCGCCTTTGTAATCCTCGACCAGCCCGGTGCCATAGTTGGCATCGTCACCGAGGTCCCAAGTCAACACCCGGAAGGGCATCTTCTTTTCGGACCACTTGCCGTCAAACTTCTTGCTTAGGCGTATTTCGTCAACGTGCTGGGACATTTCGTAGTCCCCGGAGGGAAGACGCTTAATCCAGCGGTAATGCTGTACGTGCCCGTCTTGCGGCGGGCGGAACCCTTGGCGGTTGGCCTCGTCCCGGACTTCTTCCTCAAGCTCATTGAACTCGACGGTATCCATAACGATAAGCTCAAGCAGCTTTCCAGACGCGGAGCGCCGGGTGCAGTATCGCTTAATGCCAATAACGCGGGCAGTGTCATCTTGTAGTTCGAGCAGGACGTTGCCAAGCACGATCAGGTTCTTCACCGCCTCGTAAAGCTTGGGACGCATAGCCATGCGGTCCAGCGCGTTAACCGCCTTCTGTTCTCCCTGAGCCAGCACTAGGGCCAAGGCGTCAGGCGTAAGCTCCAACTGTTGAAGCTCCGCAAGCATCTTGTCCGTAGGGTCAAGGCGGAAGAACGGGCGGCTTGGCGCAAAGAGTGCCAGCATAAGCTTGTTAGCCAAATGGTTCACAGCCTGAGCGCCAACGGACTGATAGTCGTGGGAAAGCTCTTGGCTGTTCTGGTTGTACCCGTTAGGGGTACAAAGTTTTGGCAGGGTCAGGGAAGCATACTGCTCGCAACGAGAGATAAACCCACGCCGCTTGCCATCAAGCTCTGACCACCTAGCCGAAGCTTTAGTAGCGTGGGCCATAGATTAAATCCTTAGCCCAGAGCCGACAGGTCGGGTTGACATAAAGGCTGCCCGCGTAGGACGACGCCTACCAGTAGTGGGGTCAATCTCCGCGCTAGGCGTAGCAAGATCGACTTCCGCCTGTTGCATTGGAACGTCCAAAAGGGTTTGCGCCTGTTCAGAGGCTCGGGCTTGGGCGATCATAGTTTCTCTACCTTGCTGCAAAGCAATAGCCGCTTGACGGTCGGCTTTGGCCTGATCCGCAGCGGCTTTCTCAGTAGCGCGCGCTTGCCGTTTGGCAGCACCAGTACCAAAGCACATTAATCCATCCTCAGCTTTCTCTAGTTAAAAGGGTAGCCTCCCTTCGGAAGCCGTGGTGTTCATATTTAGTGGCGAGGGCGTCGTCTGATCTAGCGAGGGCTGTGCCCACTGCCGTCAAAACAACGCCCTCAGCCTCAGCCCGCTGAGCTAGGAACTCAGGGACTACCGAGAAGGAGCTGGAGTTATGCGTAAGCCGCAGCACCAACTCTTCTCGAAGCTCAAAACTGTTACGTGGAGCATACCACGGGGTAACGATGCCGTACACTACCAAGAACGTATCGTCCACCAGCCAAGCATTAGGGCTGGAGATAATGTGGGACATAACCGCTTCCTCATCGAGGCGCTTCGCTATGGCTTTATCATTCTCTTGGCGTACATTATCAATACACTCGATCACGGAGACTGCTATCCTAGCGTAGTCATCCGGCCGCACTCTGCGGTTACCCATGAGTAAACCCTTCCCTAAGGAGTTGGAGTACGTGCTGCACTCCAAGGGCGTACCCGGCCTCAATAGAGGTTGTGGTAGTAGTAGGTTTGATAGGTCCACATAGCTTTTCAAGGGCTTGGTAGCCTTCTCTACTAAGTCTATGTACTTCTATAACCTTCTTGGTATTATCGGGCAATAGATGCTCCTTGTGTTCTAGGGTGACGAAACTAACTTTCCCCTACCCTACGAGAAAAAGTAGGGAGAGGAAAGCACGTCCCGGAGATTAAGATACCCCTTGGTAGGCGGCTCGGACAGATCATACTGTGCGGCAAACTCTTCCAACGGGTTAACGCGCTCGTACATCGCCACAAAGGTTTCGCGGATGATGTTGTAGAACCGCTGGGCGTCTGCTGCGTGTGTGCCATAGTCGTCATGTATCATGGCAAGCTGCATACCCTCGGCCTTAGCCGCGACTGCTACTAGGTGCAAGTGGGCCGCGTCGTAGCTATGAATGAAGTTAGGCGCTACGCCGTTGCGGTGCCGGTTGGCATCTGGATTATCTGTATCCTTGTGCAGCTTAAGCATAGCCGTGCCGCAAAGGTTGGTGCGGATTTGATGCTCGCTGCGCTGCATATAGCTCTGGATAACGGGGAAGCCGCTAGGGGATACCCAGCGGATAGTCTCGTCGCCGTTCTTGATAACTTGCTTGGCACCCTTCTGGAGCCAAACCATTGCCTCCCGCGCCTTGACCACGACTTCGCCAATGGCGTCCCAAACAAAGTGGCTAAGGTATTGCGCCGCCTTGTTGTACTCCGTCTTCTCAAACTCCGTAGCCTTGCCCATCTTGAGGTAGTCACCCACGATGAAGTCCGAGCAAGAGAAG